TATCTGCAACGTTCCCTTTATGATTCGTCTCAATGTCCTCATAGGTGTAGTTGATTAGAACTTTCTTTTTGTTGAATACAGACTTGGTGCCCACAAAGAACTGCCCATTGGCAGGGTTAGTACCGAACACGATAGCAGGAGCACCGTCCCACTTGACGCTGACCTTCTTGACAGTCAGTGCTTCTTTGACAGCAGCAAGAGCAACGCGACGACCATCAAAGATGGAATCCTCTAGGTGCTCAAGGTGTTTGTTTGGCATTCGTCCTCTGTCTATACACATATTATAGCATGGTAGAAGGCAGCCGCAACCAGAGGTGTGACAGTTCTTAGGGTGTCAGTAGATCTTGAGGAAGGGTCCGTTAGAGTCTCCAAATTCTTTCTTAGCACCATAATATAAAGAAGTACACCAATCTCTAGTCTTCTTTTTCTTTTCAATCTGCACCCATATATGTGCCCATTCCATAGCAATTAGTTTGGAAGAAAATCTACCACCAGAACTTCTATCTGCCTTTTCAGTTTCATAGTTAATGGCGTAGTCTAAAACCGATTCAAATCCTTCAGCAACTTGTTGATTGTTTTCATATACAGCAACCTCACCAAAATCGACTCCAGTAGTCTTTAACTTATTATATAAACTAATCCAATACTTTTTATCGGCATCATTCCACTTACCTACAGCTGGAATGTGACGATGCTTTGCCGCTGAAGTTGGACGCTCAAGACTCAAACTACCCAGAAACTTATCCAAAGCAACACTTGATACCTTTCCTAACTTAGCACCAGCATCCTTACCCTTAGGTGTTAGGTCGGTCTGTACAAGATTTCTTTCTTTAGAATATTGAAAGTTTCTAGATTGACCATGGATTTGTCCACCCTTCTGAGTTTGCATATCAAATCCGAGTTCACCTGTATCAAACAAGTAATTCTTTTTCTTCCCTAGAGTTAATGTGCATTTTAAAGATCCTTTTACTGCATCAATTTGAGCAGGTTGTCCACCTTTCCCACCTGCATTTGCAACTTCAGCAGATGCAGTTTTCTTTTTTGCTGCAATTGCTTTTAGAGAAACACCAATCAAAACCTTTTCCTTAAGAGCATCTCTCATATAAGCATTAAGAAGAGTAAGTTTAGCATCCTTTGACATGCCATCAATATTTGTTAGTTCTCGAATTGTGCCTTGCACAACATTCTTCATATTTTTTTTAACAAGAACAATATCCATAGGATTCCAACGATCCTTTACAGATACACCACATTCTTTCTTAGCAATTTCTTCAATGTAAGGCATTATTCCATTGTCTCTGGAATATTCATACCCTTTACTACTACCCAAATATTTTTTTAATGCTTCTGTTTGTTTTGTATATGTTGCTCTCCATTCTGGACCGAACCCATCATATACTTTTTTCATTTCAGCATCAGTAGGTTCTTTACCCCTCTCAATTACCGACTCAAAGAAATACCTAGAACCATTTTCCTGCTTGGCAGTCTCTTTAGCGTTAGTTGCCATCTTACTCTATGGAATCATCCAAACTATTTAGATATTGATCTTCTTTTTCATATATTTTTTCTTGTCCTGTCCAGAGTTTATATCCCTGGACAACCTCAGGTAATAACCATTGGTCCACACGAACACACTGCTCCCAGTTGACAGGGTGAGCACAACTCACCACTACAACAGAAACGAATGCTCGTAGGTGGATCCAAAGACTAAACACTGTTAGGAAGACATTTTATACCGTAAGTTTTTTAACCTCTGAGTCAATTTATCATTATTAGTTGCTTGAGTAGGATCAAAGGATTTTAGTTTATCTAATGCATTAAGAATTTGATCGATTTCTTGGAGAGTTAAAGACATAGTAAGTACTATTTTTCAGGGGGGCGAGGGTAATGAATAATAATATATTCTTCAAGACTTCCATCTTTATTTGGCATTGTTTGCCTATACCACCTTGCATCATCTCCATAGATTTTACAAACTTGATCAACTTGCATTGTTGCAACGCTGTCTCTTTCTTTATTAGTCATGATTTTTTAACTGGGGTATATGGATGTTGGGGTTTGTGTTCTCTATCCATAGGTTGAGACTTAGTGTCATCATTCCTGGATAGATTTTTAATTACAATAAAGGCATCCTTATTGTACTTACGATGTCCTAGTGGAGATGCCCACTTTTTATTGTAATTTTCAGGTTGATCGATACCAGAGACTTGAGTGCCTCCAATCTCAATCACAATCTCATCATGTCTGACATCCCAACCAAGATCATGAATTATACTCGGTAAAGATTCTTGTGTCAATAGTTCACGCATTTTAAATAGGTATCAAAGAGAGCATATGTTGAGGGTTTTGATATTCAACACAAACATCAAACCCCAACGTTATTCTGGGTTCATAAAAGTTGTCTTCAACAACAACTTTATGTGGTCTATAACCAGGACCAATGTATATATTACCAATTTCATTCTGTATCTCATAGTCCTCAAATACTGTTTTAGTATTCTTTGGATCTATACAAATATAACCATGATAATTCCATTCATGATTGTGCCAGTCTAAAACTTTATTAGGTGTGTGATAATTTAACCAACACTGCATCCACTTGTATTCTTCTGGAACATAATCATAAATGATGTCTTTCAATTCAAAAAATAATTCTCTAAATACCAAATTTGGTGATGTTAATGCAAAAAAATTATACAGTGAGTAAGACCAAGTGGAGTCTTTACCTTGCAATAAATTTTGATGTTCTACATATGCCTTGTGTATTGTCCTGATCATTGCATCTTGATTATCAATGATTAGTTGAGACTTATAAATTTTATAATCATTCATGACAAACTTGCATTAAAAGAAATTGCGATACGATCATTACCTAGAAGATTAGGATATACAGAATGTGGGACATAACTTGGAAATACTATTAGTCTACCTTGCACAGGATTGAAAGGGTATCCATAAGGTACTTTTACTTTATGTGAAAATAAAATAAAATCTACAGACTCTGATTGATAAAATTGAATAGCACCTTGATCTCTATCATTTATACATTGCACATAGTAAACTCCTGATAAAAATGCTCCAGGATGTGTATGTCTTATATGATATGCTTTATTTGGATTTACATTCAACCAATAATTATCCATGTATACTTTTCTAGTATCATCAGATCTAGCATAATTACTTTTAAATATTTCATTGGTTATTGATTCAATTTCAGTAACCAAATCAGGCAATTCATCAACAAGATCATTGGATTGATATCCATTTCTTGTACTATTAACTCTACCTTTTGGATGTTTATTTTTTATTTCATAACACTCTTCGGTAAGTTTATTAGTATCAAGACCTAAATCAGCCCACCATATTTGTGTTGGAAAGATATGTTCACAATTGATAGATTTACTATTTTCCAATACCATAATCACCTTTTTTTGCAGACTCTTTTTCAAGATCTCTGATAGCATTATGTAATCGTTCTACTGCCTCATGAACTTCTTTAGTGGCTTCCCACTCAAAAGTGTCTCCAGACTTAGTAACAAATTGTTTTTTGGTCATAGGTCAAAATCAAAAGCGATGGTGTATCTTTCAGTTTCTTCATGCACAGGTGCAGAATGAAATATGTGTGCTGGAAATACAACTAATGTATTTTTTGGAACATTGATTTGAAAATCTTTTCGTATACCTTTAAATACTGTGCCAGGTCCGTCATCAAAGTAGTACACACATGTATATCTATGTGGGTGAGTGTGCCAGCAATAATGATTAGGAAATCCTTTTCTTGTATAGTTTAACCAACAGCGTTCTATACTATCATCCACTCCACATGCATTGAATAATTTGGATAAATTAACTTCTCTGTGTATATTTGGTGGTGTTTGAAGTCCTGGAAAATCACCCTGATTACTCCAGTCTTTTAGATACAGTTTTGTTTTTTCTAGAATACTATGACGTTCTAAATCTGTGTATATGTTATAGTAAAATTTAAAGTCATAGAATATTCTGAGACAAACATTCTGTATCACACATCACCCTCCTGACGATTCTCAGAGTAGTGAACATCAAACTCACCACCAGGATATCGTGCTTTGAGTTTCTCTACATTCATAGCAATAACTTCATCAATACTAACATCTAGTGCCATACATGCTTGTGCAATGTACCACATGATATCACCAAGTTCACGCTTCATATGAAACAGATTCTCTTCATTAACAGGTTTGCCTTGGAAGACAATCTTCTTTACAATCTCAGTGAACTCACCTGCCTCAGCACATGCTCCTACAGCAGCAGTAAGCAATCGCTCGGCAGGAAAGCCTCGGTATTGGAGTTCTTGAACACGATAAATGAATGCTTCAGAATCTTTCGATGGTTCCGACGTGACTTCATTGACGAACTCCAAATAGGCATCAGTGTTTACTCGCTTAGTCATACTTTAGATCTTGGAATGTTTTCTTTGCTGTGAACTTTTTAACTAAATCAATCTGTTGAGGTTCGGTTCCTTGTCCAGAATTAACAAGGTCGTCTTGTGCAGATTCCTCTACATCATACAACTTCATCTTAGATCTGTCAATACCTATGCAGAATCTCTTGTACGTATTGGTATCGTTGTATCTATTTTTCAATTGCTTAACCATAATCTGATTCATGCCCTCAAGCTCCTCCGTACTAATAAGGGCAAACATAAGATCAGCAGTAGCAGGGAGACCAAAGGATTCAGAAGTATCAGTAAGGTCAACGTCAGAGCTACCAAAACCTGAACGAGTGGTTTGCGTAGCACTGATAATAGGAACGTTACACTCCACAGCAAAACCTCGAAGTTCTTCTGCGATTGCCTTAACGTAGGTGTAGGAGTTGACAATGCTCCCTTTATATCTCTGGGAAGCACAGATATTAAGGTAATCCACAAAGATAATATCGGGTTTAATGCTCCGCTTAAGAGCAAGATCAGAAACAAGAGACTTAAAATGTCCCACATGAGCAGACGCCGTAGGGTATTCTTTAATAATTAATTTGCCTTGTGTCTTCTTAGAAAGATTTGCAATCTTCTTTTCAAACATTACCTTTGGAAGATCGCCAAGTTGTTGAATCGGAACATTTAAAAGGTTTGCATCAATACGTTCAGCAATCTTTTCTTCTGCCATCTCCATTGTGATGTATAGAACATTAAGACCTTGAAGTAATGATGCAGCAGCACAGTGACACATGAACAAAGACTTACCAACACCTGTGCCAGCAAGTGCAATATTTAATGTTTTGTTAGGCAGACCACCCTTTGTAATTTTGTTAAAGAGCGATAAGTCAAATGGTACTTTATCTTCTTTCCTATGGTAGTAGTCATACCTTTCTTGTGCGTCAGAGACATAATCATGTCCTACATGTTGGTCGAAGGATACTCCAAGTGCTTCCGAAAGGATTTGTGGAATAGCACCTTTATCCCTCTTGGTATCTTGACCGTCAGCAATCTTGACACTCTCCATAAGAGATAGGTAGATCGCACGCTCTTGACACCACTTTTCCGTAGTATCAACGAGCCAATCGTGTTCTGAGGGATCATTGGAAAGGACATTTAATACCTGAATAATTTCTTTGAACTGGTCTTCAGTTAGGTCAGTTCGTTCTC